TCTGAGCGCGAGTTAAAAACCGATCCGTAACCTGTGATACGTGTCGGGCCTCCTTCTTCTGCTGCTGCGCGAACCTCTCCGCCGTAACAGCGCTTTTCTATCTCACTCATTCGGTGCGTTTTCCTCTTTTTTGCTGCTAATAGGCTTGGCTGCGTTGACGCTAACGAGCATTTCATTCAATCCGGCGACAGGATTCATATCTTCGAAAGCTCGCGCTTCGTTACGGCTCATCCAGCCATCGGTGATCGCGTAATGGTAAAATTCAGCGCGCTCTTTCGGCGTGCCGCGTAGCAGGCCAGCAAGATTGAATTTGACGTAGTAGCCAGCGGCACGCTCTTGTCGCGTAAACAGGCGGCGGTTTAACTCCTGCTCCCAATTCACCACCCAGGGCATGATCGAGAAGCGGACAAAGCCGATTGATTGCTCGGAAATGTTAGAGAAAGTCGCCTTGTCGAGATCGTTAATCATGTGTGCCGGCACATTAAAAATCCCGGCTATCATGCTGCGGTTAATCTTGAGCATATCGATCAACTGAGCATCTACAGGCGACACCGTAAGCGCCTTGTAATCGAGCTGCGCAGGCAACAGGAGCGTCTTATTTTCCTGGCTGCGAAGCGCACTCGCCGCTTTCTGCCAGACACGTTTTAACCGCGTCCAGGATTCGTCGTTAAGCTCGTTTTTAACACTTACGATACCCGCTGGCCGCGCGTTGCCACTGAAAAAAGATTCGGTGTATTTCTGCCCCGATAGCCCGAGCCCGACAGTCTGCGCATGTTGCAAAATGGGCGAAAGCCCATGCTTTTGACAGTTACCCAGGGCGCGAATATGGATCATATCTTCAGGCGACACGGCCCACGCGCCGGACTCGTTATAAACGCCGTAGGTATATCGCCCGCCGTTATCAAGCAACGCGGTTTCCCACGGCATTCGGTGTTCTAACCCCGTCACCTCGCCGCGTCGGCTGCGTATTACCTGCGTATAACCATTGCCCCAGCCGAGCGTATGCCGCTGCATAAGCTCACGCCATTTGTACGAAGTTTGCCAGGCGTTAGGCTCATCATGTATCAGGTAATAAACCGGATGATCCGTGGCGACTTCGACGCCGCCTTCGGTTTTACGGAAAACGGCCAGCGGCATTTGCGCCAGATTGGACGAGAGGACATAGATACATGAATAAACAGCGGCAAGTTTCATCGCTGATTCCGGCGTAACGCGCACGTCGCCAGTAAATGCCCCGTCTATGCTCAGTGATTCACCCGTTAAAGGCGTTGCCGGGTTTTCAGGGCTTCCGGCTTCACCGCTGCGCCGCGTAAAAAGAGCCTCAATCATTTTTAACCCCGGTTTTCGCTGTCCGGTGTGCCATTAGAAGCCCACAGATAAAGAGCATCCCTCCCGAGAAGCCGAGCGCAGCCTCCAGCCCATAGCGCAGGTATAACGCCGCCACCATGAGCGAAAAGCCCGCCAGCGTAAGCAAGTCGAAAAATTTCATAGATAAAGCAAATCCTCATCAGGATCGAGAGACGACAGAAAATCGCGCGGCTCGATTAACATTGCGCGGCCAACGCCCATCATCATGGCGACTGCGCCGTCTATTTTGTTTTCAAAGCCTTCTTTAACCGGCCTGACAACATCATCCGAGCCTTTGTAGTAGCGCCCGACAACGTTAGAGACACACCAACGCATGATCGGATTGCCGTCATGGTGGAAGCGGCCAGACGCGAGCGCGGCCTCTATCTCACGCATGGGATCAGACATATGAGTAAAGTTCTGCGGGATTGTGACCGGACACAGGCTTTCTTCAGCGAGCATATGAGACAGGCTCGTCGCCCCGTAGGGGTCAATTGCAGACGCCGCTACTTTGACCGTATCGCGGAGGCTGACAATCTTTTCAAATATCAGGCGGTAATCGACTTCTGCGCCGTCCGTTGGGATCAGCACGCCCTGATTAACGAAGCTCTGATAGCGCTCGGCGGTGCGCTTTTTGTCTGGCTCGGTAGAAAAGACCGTCTCTTCAGGAGCCCAAAACATAGCGCCGACACAATAAAAATGTCGTTGCCCGTTTATCTCTTTCACAAAGACGGGAACCACGGCGTTTAAATCCAGCTTCGACGCAAGGTCTATTCCGAGATAACACTCCATCCCGGCGAAATCCGACAAACATAGCGATTTGTCTTCCGCATCGTTCCACTTTTGCAGGTTGTAATACGCTGCTTTTGCCGAAACCCAGCGGTTAAAGTGTTTCGTAAGGATCTTGTTAGTCTGACTTGGCGTGCTCTTTGCTAACTGCTGCTTTGCGATAAGAAAGCTTTCTTTTATCGAAACGCCGTAATTCGGATTGGCTTTTATTAACGCCTCTGGCTGCTGCCAGTCGTCGCCATCGTCAATCGTGTAAATAATCCCGAAAATAGCGTCATTTTCGCCACCCTCTCGGATGTTTTCGAGGATTTCAACAACCTGCGCCCGCTTGTCGTAACACGGCGACGCTACGTTGTAACCGGCTGTCGTAATGATCAGCGTGAGCGGCTGCGCTCGCGCGCCCATGCCGGTTGTCATCGTTGTATAAAGAGCGTCCGTGTCGTGCTCGTGATATTCGTCGATAATGGCGCAGCTCGGCGAGTCACCATCGCCGGGATCGCCAATTATCGGCGCGAATACCGAACCATCAGCGCGCGACATTTTCTTCGCCCACGGCTTAATCATGAACTTCTGACGCAGCGCCGGAAGCTTCTTAACCATCTGGAGCGCAGGCTCAAAAACCTTCCAGGCCTGTTTTTCTGTTGTCGCGCCGCAATACACCTCCGCGCCGTGTTCACCATCGGCGCAAAACATGTAGTTACCAACGCAGGCCGCGATCAGCGATTTCCCGTTTTTGCGCGGCACTTCGACATAAATTTCGGTAAACCGGCGAAGGCCGGTCTTTTTATGCACCCAGCCAAAGCCGGTACAAAAAATAAACTTTTGCCACGGCTCCAGCGAAAGCCTGAGCTTGCGCCGGGCCCACTCTCCCGAGGTATGCGGCATTTTTTGGCTGAACCGACAAAAGCGCTCGGCTTTATCTTTGTCGAACCGGTAAGGCCAGCTTTTATCGTCTTTTTCGCGGCGGAGATCGTCCAGGTGGCGCTGACAAGCAAGCCGGACATAGCGACAAGCCAGAATCTTCCCGCCGACGACGTCCCGCGCGTAACGGTTTGCGTCGTTTACGTTGGGATAAGCTGCCATTAATCAAACTCGTCGAATTCGTTTCCTTCGGGCGGGACGTTATCGCCGGGCGCTGTCATTCTTACCCGGCTTAGCGGGTCGAGCCCCAGCAAAGAGCCGAGGCGCGCGAGCTGCGCAACTGCATCATTACGGACGTTAACAGCGGGATGTTTCTTTAATCCGCCCGTACCGCCAACATCGGTAAAGCCGTCTTGCAGGATAACTTTGTCGGCTTCGATCATCAGATGAAACGCATTGCAGTAAGCGAGAAGGAGCGGCGCATCTTCAGGCTGAAAGAGATCGCGCTCTATCAGAATCTTCGACTGTGATTTCCACAGGCTTACCGCTACATCACTCATTAACCCTGGCGGCGGTGCAATTCTGGTTAATGTGCTCTTTATCGTGCCGGTTGAATTGCGTTTCCGGCCTCCGCCCGAGGCTCTTACAGCCGCCATAAAAGCCCCTTGAGTTGTTAACAGCTATCGGAAAAAAAGATCCTTATTTCCCGCAAATAAAAAAATACCGGGGCGGGCAGTCACGAAGGCGAAAGGCTGTAGGGATTTGATCCCCCCCCTGCGTATGGGTATAAGCATTCGCACCCTGATCAGGCGTCCTTCCATTTCGTGACCGAAACCACACCGTTTAGCGCCCGCAGCCAGACAACCAGCGGCGGGCCGAAAACCTTTTCGACGTGTAATAACGACGCCGCAGCGCCGTCTGTTGGCTTTGCTGCTGAATGGCACCAGCTCACCGCTGTTGCGCCAGCGTGTAGCGATTCCTGAATATGCGCGCTCTCTGTCCCGTCTGTGATCTGCGTCCAGATGTTGCCTGACAGCGTGATCTCTTTCGTGTCCTCTGCGCTCATACCAATTCCTTGTTGATTCTGGTGATTACACGGCGGTAATTAGCAGCGTCGACACCATGCCGTTATATTTTGCTGTTAGCGTCGCAGTACCACCTGCCGCGATGTTTATATATGCCTGCCCGGAAGATGTGACCGAACCAATTTTAACGACGCTGGGATCTGATGATTCCCACTTAACACCAGCCCCGACGCGCTCACCTCGCGAATTCGTTTCCCCGTTCCAGATGAAAGCGCCGATGTACTGCGCATTCTTCGGCGCGGTAGCGTGCAACATCGTGTAATGAGTACCGTCTACGCGCGTGATATACCAAGGCGACGCCGGATCGGTGTTGCTGTCGTTCTGGATGAAAATGTAATCGGCGGGCGCTGTCGACTGCCCGCCAATCACTACAGCGCCGGGAATGGCTATTCCTGACTGACTCGCGCCGCCAATAACCAGCACGCGGCGACTTAGTCCGTTGTTACTCTGCATTTAAGAATCGCTCTCGCTCGAATCCCTCAATCGTTCCCATTGCCGCCGCGCTCTCTTTCTAAACGCTT